ATTGGCGCGCTGCCAAGCTCAGACGCATGGGGCTTATTGGTGGCCGGTATGAAGAGCCAATAAGAAATGCCGTCCCGGAAGTACCCGAAGTCAAGAAGGCCGTTAAGAAAACTAAGAAAAAGTAAGGGGGTGGCTTGATGGCTATCCTGGACGATGTGAAGGTAGCGCTGCGGATAGCCGCTTCCAATACTGCATTTGATGGCGAGGTCAACGACCTTATCAGCGCCGCCACAGACGATTTGGCATTAGCAGGGATCATATCTAATGATAATACTGACCCGCTGATCAAGCGTGCAATTATCACCTACTGTAAAGCCCATTATGGCTATGACAATCCCGATGCCGAGAGGTTTTTGGAGTCCTATCTGATGCTTAAAAGGCACCTGGCCTTATCGGTTGACTATACTGAGGGGGCGGTGGTGAGCCCATGAGACATAATCAGATAATCAAACTAATCAACGTCATTGTCACCGAAGATGCTATAGGCAACCAGATCGCTTCGACTACCGAGCGCACAGTCTATGCTAACGAATACTATGTCAGCCAAAGCGAGTTTTATAACGCCGCCGTGGCCGACCTAAAGCCTGAGAAACAGTTTGAAATCTACTCCTATGAATACCAGGACGAGCCGAAGCTGGAGCATGACGGGAAAGTCTACAACATCATCCGCACCGAGAAACGAGGCGACAAGACCCGGCTGACCTGTGAACGCATCATAGCTGACGAAACCGGCAGTGCAAAGCTAATAGACCATAAGCTGGTACAAGACCTTAAGACATTGGTAGAAACTATCCTAGCTGACCCGGATGTGGACATATCGGAAGAAGATAAGGCGGCGTATGAGGCCGAATTGGTAAACGTATTTGTGAGGTGGTAGATATGGCTAACGTATCAGTAGACCAGCTGGCCGCGGAGATCGCCAAGGGCCTAGCCGACTATTCCCAGGATGTAGTAGAAAAAGTCAACGTCAGCAGTGATAAGGTCGGCAAGGCGGCAGTCAAGCGGCTCAAACAAACATCACCGAAACGATACGGCAAGTATGCCAAGAGTTGGACGATGAAAACCGAGCCAGAAGTAGGTCAGCCGCACAAGCGAATTGTACACGTAAAGGCGCCGCACTACCGGCTTACTCACCTATTAGAACATGGCCATGCGAAAGTAGGTGGCGGTAGAGTAGAGGGGATACCACACGTCCGGCCAGCTGAAGAGGAAGTGATCCGGGAATTTACCCGTGAGGTAGAGGAGGCGATCAAACGTGGATGAGGCAACCTTATTTACACTGTTAAAAACACTCAACCTGCCGGTGGCCTACCATCACTTCACGTCGCCGCCGAGTCCACCGTATATAGTTTATCTTTTCAGCTACAGTTCCAACTTTGGGGCCGACAACAAGGTTTATCAGAAGGATTTTAACTACCAAGTGGAGTTATACACGACAATAAAAGATCCGGCCAGCGAAAAGCTGATAGAGGACCTTTTCGATGAGCACGACATCTATTGGGAAAAGACCGAAACCTATATCGAGGGCGAGGGCTTATACCAAGTCCTTTACGAAATTTGAGGAGGATTGAGAAATGAGTAACAAAGTAAAATACGGCTTGAAAAATGTTTACTACGCGCCCATCACACTGACCAACAACGTACCCAGCTACGCCACCCCGGTGCATATTCCGGGTGCGGTGAACCTGACCCTTTCCCCTGTGGGAGAAAAAGTGAAGTTTGCCGCCGACGATATGGAAGATTATTTCGCAGAAAATGTCAACAACGGATACGATGGCAGCTTGGAGATGGCGCTCGTGCCCGACAGCTTTCGGACTGATGTGCTGGGCGACATCGTAGATGGCCACGGCGCGATCATTGAGAACGCCAACGCTACCGTGAAACGGTTCGCGCTTATGTTCGAGTTTGATGGGGACGCCAAAAAGACTCGTCACGTCCTATATAATGTGCTGGCAAACCGGCCTAATATTGAGGGCACTACCAGATCCAACACCAAGGAACCGAAGTCTGAGACGCTGGAAGTCGAGGCCAGACCGGCAGCCGACACCAGCAACGTGAGGGCAAAGGTCCTGCAGGGCAACACCGGCTACAACACATTCTTCAGCGCAGTCTACCTGGAGGACGCAGTGACCAACACAGCGGACAATCCTGCTGATTTCAGCAAGGCGGGAGTTGACGATGTGACAGTCGATGTGACGTCAACCAGTCTTACTAACGCAGTCAAGAGCGTTTACATGGACGGTGTACCGGTTGGATTTGCTCATCTCTCCATCACTGGAGTAGATGTTACTCTGGCCAATGCCTACATCGACACTTTGGTCAATGGCGACCACACTATACTGATTGAATTTGCCCAGGGGAATGCAGTCACCGTAATCTTGACAGTGGGGGATTAAAGCATGCGCGAAATTACGATAGGCGAAAAGACCATAAGGGTCAGGGCAACGCCCCTGGCCCTACTCTACTATCGCCAGGAATTTAAGACTGATCTGATTGGCGATCTTATCTCTATGCAGGAGATGTCCAACGATCCTAGCCAGTTTGACTCTATCAAGATGCTACAACTGATTTGGGCAATGAACAAAGCTGACAAGCCGGAAGGATTCCCCAGCTTTGAAGCCTGGTTATCGGGCATGGACTCCTTTGACTTTGCCGATGCCGACATAATGGCCACGGTGATCGAGGAGGCCACCGACGGTTTTTTTCGTGGAGGCAGAAAGTAACGGAGAGCCGTCTGACACCGAGCCAGACAGAATGGACTTAGAACTGCTGGCGATAGGCAAGAAGGCCGGACTAACCTTCGACGAAATGAACCTATTTCGAGTCCGAGATTTACTTAAATACATTCAAATATATACCGGCAACGATGAAGGAACTGAAGTAAGACAGGCCACACAGGCCGACTTTGACAGGTGGTGAGGACATGGCAAAAATCAAGGGTATAACGATTACTTTGGGGGCGGATGTTCAGCCCCTCAATAAAGCATTAGCCGATGTAAACAAAAAGTCCAAAGACCTCCAATCTGAACTCAGGCAGGTCGAACGCCTGCTCAAGATGGATCCTGGTAACACCGAACTCTTGGCCCAGAAGCAGAAACTCCTTGCCGAGGCTGTACAAAACAGCAAGGAAAAGCTAGATAGGCTCAAGACTGCCCAGCAACAGGTCAACGAACAGTTTGCCAAGGGCGAAATAAGCGAGGAACAATACCGGGCCTTCCAGCGCGAGGTAGTCAAAGCCGAACAAGAACTGGACGGGTTTGAAAAGCAGCTCAAAGACACTGCCGCCGCATCAAAATCTTTTGGCGATAAGATGCAAGCTGCCGGCGAAAAGATGCAATCCGTCGGCGCGAACATGACCAAATATGTCACGGTGCCCTTGGCAGCCGCCGGAGCCGGCATGGTTGCGGTAGGAAAGACCTTCGATGATGCCTTTGACAACATACGAATCGGCACGGGCGCGACAGGTAAAGCGCTTGAAGAACTTAACGACGACTTCCGCAAGGTTGCAACGCAGGTCCCGTCCAGCTTCGATGAAGTATCCACCGCCATAGCTGACTATAACACCAGGTTGGGGATATCAGGACAGGCGCTACAAGATCTGTCTGTCCAGACCTTGAACCTCGCCCGGATTACCGAGGGAGACTTAGGCAAAATCATCGAAGAAACCAGCCAAGCCTTCCAGGCGTTCCAGGTTCCGACGGAGAACTATGGAGACGCTTTAGACTATGTTTTCAAGGTGGCGCAATCCACCGGCATAAGCATAGACCGGCTTGAGCAGAACCTGGTCAAATTCTCCCCAGCACTCAAACAGATGGGCTTTGACTTCTATGACTCTGCCGCTTTGATGGGATTCTTTGACAAGGCAGGGGTAGAAGTTGAGCAGGCGATGGTGGGCCTGAATAAAGCCCTGGTGACCATGGCAAAAGATGGCGTGTCTGACGCCAACGAAGCATTACAGGTGCTATTTGACGAGATCAAGGGCGCACCCTCTGACATAAAGGCCACAGAGTTAGCCATAGAGATATTCGGCAGCAAGGCAGGCCCGCTTATGGCCAGTGCGATACGAGAGGGCAAACTGGAGTATGAGGCACTGGTCCAGGAGCTAATGAACTCCAAGGAAACCATCAACGGCGTAGCAGATGAGACGGACGATTGGGCAGAAGGGCTAGCGAAGCTAAAGAACCAAGTAATGGTTGCTGCTGAACCGATAGCGACGACCCTGTTTGACGCACTAAATAAACTAGTGCCATTGATAGAAAAGGCTGTGCCACCGTTACAGAAAATGGCTGATAGCTTTGCGAACATGCCCCAGGGGGTGCAGGTGGCCATCGTTGCCTTTGCCGCTTTACTAGCATTGGTGGGACCATTGTTGCAGGGAATAGGGGCGATCGTTATAGCCGCACCCGGCCTTGCCGCAGCTTTTACTGTTATGACAGGCCCTATCGGGTTAGCTGTGGTAGCAATAGCAGCCTTAATAGCAATTATCGTGCTGCTATATAAAAAATGGAAAGAGAACGGTGAAAAATCCAAAGAGCTTATTAAAGCGTTTGCCGAGAACGTCAAACAGACCTTTGAAAACATAAAAACCTGGTTAGGGAATACATGGGACAGCGTCAAACAGACCTTTGAAAAAGGATGGAATAGCATAAAAGAATTCTTCGATCAGTGGGGCAAAACCATCTTGTTGCTGGCCGTTGGTCCTGCTGGCTGGGCGGTCTTACTGGCTCAGAAGCTGGGAGTGAACTGGGAAACTATCAGAACCACTACCAGCCGTGTTTGGGAAGGTATAAAAAATGCCATCATAAGTCCGATACAGGCGGCAAAGCAGACACTTGATAATATTATTCAAAGTATTAAAAATGCCTTTGCGAATATGCGGATTGAAATCCCCAGACCGAAGCTCCCACATGTAAGCGTAAACTGGAAATCGGTTGGGGTGGGTAATGCAAAGGTTAGTATTCCCGACTTCGATCTCAACTGGTACAAGACCGGCGGCATCTTCGCCCGTCCGTCGGTAATTGGTGTTGGTGAGGCCGGCACAGAGGCGGTCATTCCCTTAGAGAAGATGCCCGGACTGATAGCAGATGCACTCAGGGACGCTATGGGAGGCGGCCAGGTCGCAATGGCTGGCGGGATCACCGTGCAGAATATGTACGTCAGAAACGACCAAGACATTAAGCTGGTGGCTAGAGAACTGTACAACCTGCAACAGGCTAACGCTAGAGGGAGGGGATTGAGATGATCGGTTTTACTTTTCGCAATCAACACTCTGATGATTTTAATGTCGTTGCAAAAAGTGTTGATCGAAGCGTAATCCCCGAGTTGCGTAAAAA